CAGCTCCTTGAGGGTCATGCGCGAGGTCGACTGCGTGCCCTGGCCGCCGTTGAAGCTGTAGCTGTTGACTGCGGCCCCAGATGCGCGCGCGGTAAGCTGAGCCTCGCAGGCCTGTTCGATGGAGAGCCAGAAGTTGTAAAGGGCAAGGTAGCGGTCTCTGAGAGTTGTCGGGAGCGAATTGAGGACAATCGGAGTGTCGCTCACAGGGCGGAGTATACACCGTGCACGGGGTAGTTGTAAAGAGAAATGTCAAGGGCTAAACGATGGTGCCGTGCTCGATGTAATTAAGGGCCTGCGGGCTGCGGATGGCATCACAATATGAGGGCCCGTTGCCTGCGGCTTTCGCCTGTTTGCGCAGGATTTCGATCACGCTCATGAGGTACACGTCGGCGGAGCACATCGCATAGACGAAGGTATCGAGGGCCTCGTTGCGCTCGCGGACCTTCTTGAAGCTGCCATCGCCAAGCTGTTCCTCGGCGGTGAGCTGGGCGAAGTACTCGTCGTCGTACTGCAGGGGGGTGTCGATGAAGCCGTTTGCCTGTGGTTCCATGGGCCGGCGCGGGATCGTGTTGAGCTTGGAATAGATGAGCTTTTTGTAGTGCTGGGTGTTGATCTCATACAGGGTCTGGTCGGCATCCCCGATCTGCAGCGCGCGCCATCGCTTGTAGATGTTGCCGGGGACGTCTCCGACCTCGCGCTTCTCTTTGTCCGCGATGATGACCTTGGCGCCCTTGCAGGGGAAGGTCGCCTGCCAGCCGCGTCCGCCGCAGAAGGCGTAGACGATCTGCGACATATTGCCATCGGAGGCATCGATAAAGATCAGGGACGGGGAGAAAGAGCGCGCCTCCGACTGCCGATAGACGAGACCGCCGGCGAGAGCCCACTGGTGCATTTTCTCCCACGCGCCGGAGAACGGATCACCGATCTCGCCCGTGAACATCTGGTTGTCGATTGACCAAATCTTATAGCCGCGGCCGTGGCCGAGGACCTGGAGCTCGAGGCGCGCGCCCTGCTCGGGGGTTTCGGGCTTGTCCTTGCCACGCTGGACGTCGACGGCGGCCGTGAGGTAGATGACGCCCGCGGGCACGGTTTTCTGCTGATAGCTGCCGCGGAGGCTTATGACCTTTCTGACGTCGGGGCGGCTGCCCTGCTCCTTATAGGGCAGGCCCTGGTAGAGGTTGACGAAGGTTGGCATGAGCTCGGGGTCGGCGAGGGCCGCAAGATATTCGCGGTAGTACTCGGTCCAGGAAAACATGCCCACGGGCGAATAGAGGCTGGAGATCTGGCGGGAGCGGTACTCGGGGGCGATGCTCTTTTTCGTCGGCTCCCAGTGGCCGCGGGCAAGCATCTCGGTTTTCTGGTGGTTGAAGATCGCGTCATGGCAGAACTCACAGAGGTAGTAGGCGCGGATGAAGAGGCCGGCGGAAGTCTCTGCCTTTAGGCCGTAGGCCGCTTCATCGCCCAAGTGCACGAGCTCCTGGTCGCGGTGGCAGAACGGGCAAGGCACGAGGAACTTGCGAAGGTCTCCCTGCTCCACCTCGCGCTTGATTTCGGAAAGCTCATCGGTAGTAGGGCTCGAGAAGTCGATGATCTTCTTGCGCGGGCCCCAGCTATTGGTGTGCGCCTTGTTCACCTCCAGCCATTTGCCCTCACCCGTGGCGAGCGTTCCGCGCGGGCCGTCGATCTCGTCTCGGATGAGCACGCGGATATCTCCTGCGCGCTGCGCCGACTTCGACTGCGCGCTGATGATGTCCAGGTAGCCGCCCACCACCTGCTTCTTGAAAGTTTTGTCCCCCGTGCGGCGGGACTTCGTTTCGTTGATGGAGCCGACGAAGCGGTGGCGCATGCCAAGGGAATCGACCAGAGGCTCGAAGCGCTTGGTGGCCCAGTCCTCGGCAAGCTCGTCGGTGGCGGTCACGTACTCGCACGCGGTGGGGTATTCGAAGACCCAGTAGCCGATGATGCCCTCGGCGCCGGCGGTGAAGCCGAGCTTGCGCGCTTTCATGGTGGCGCTGTGCTGGATCTTCGAATAAGGCGAGGCGTCGTCCATGAACTCCACGAGGTAGGGCGTGCGCGCATTGTCCCAGTAGCCGGGGAACGGCGTGGAGGCGGGTAGGATGCGGTGATTTTGAAGCCAGCCCGATACGAGCGGTGCGGGGGCGCCGTCGGGCAGGAGGTCGACCATCTGGTGAAAGAACGTGGCGTCAGTTTTCTTCATCGACCGAGCCGTCGCCGATGGCATCGAGGTACTCGTTGAGTTCGCGCTTGATCTGGGAAAGTGCGCGGGTAACCTCCTCGTGCATGACTTGCTGGACGCGCAGGGTGTCGGCGCCCTCGAGCTTGAACTCCGCGGCGATGTCGGGGCCGAGTTTTTCGGCGAGCGTTTTCAATTGCGCGGTGTGCACCTGATACAGGCGGGCGAACACGAGCTTCACGTCGTCGCGCGTGAGGAGCTCGCCGCGATCCTGCGCGAGCTTTTGCTCCTTCAGGTTGGCATCGGCGATGGTCTTTCGCAGGTCGGCCATGTTCTGAGTTTCACCGTCGATTGAGAGCGCGCCTCTGCCCGGGCCCGTTTCTATATGCTTGGCGGCGCTTTTCTTCCGACCGCGCTTCGACGGCGGCGGCTTCTGCGCACGTTTGGCCTTGTTTTTAGCGACCTGGCGGCGCTGGCGCTTAGAGCTTTCAAGATATGCGGCATTCTCGGGGCGCTTGGGGTTTATGCTGCCATCACGCTCGGCAATGATTCGGCCCTTGGAGAGAGCGATGGACACCGCGGCTCGAGTCACTCCTGATGCGCGCGAGAAATCAGCTTTTGTCATGTAGGAGTAAAAAGAGAAAATTGGCCAACCGGCGTTCTTTTTCTATTATTGCTCGGTTTCCCTAATTTGGCCAATCGCATCTTCTCTTTGACTTCTGGTCTTTGTAGAGACTTGATCATATTGGCTATATGATCAGGAGACTTTGGTTTGCCAAGCTCTGCCTTGCGCATCTTCTCTATAGCTTCCTGACTGAATGGTTTTCTGGGTTTGGTCTCCTTTCTCCGTGGTTTTTGTGGCTTGCGCGATTTCTGAGCTTCTTTGATTTTCGCTAATTGTTTTTCGCGGTATTCAGGAGATTGCCAATTCCTCAGATTGGCTGCGCTTAATTTTTTCCTATATTCCTCTGGTCTGTTCTTGAACTTCTCTATTGTCAAAGGATGGTGTTTCTTGCATGTCAAACCGCCATTCATGAGATTATAGCCATTAGGAACTTCTGTGTTGTAGATCTCAATCATCAGGCGTTCAATTTCATCGCGGTCCTCAAAACGAACAGGAATTACTATCCATGAGAATGATTTGCTTCCATGAGCTCTGAGAGCACGGTGAAAAGGTCCATCGGTTTTATCGCTCAGATGATCGCTTTGCCTTCTCTTGAAATTTCCTGTCTGACCTATGTATTGCTTTCCATTTATTTGGCAGGTGGCCATATAGACACAATCGCGAACTACCACGTGCACAGAGTATCACAGAGTGTTAAGTATGGCAAGGTGCTTAGCTCCCGCTAAACTCTCGCAGCTCCGCGCGGGATGGCGCTGCGACATAGCGCGCACCCCCCTTCCCCATGCGGGCGCAGTACCTTGAAAGACCGTCAAACTGGTGTTTGTATTAGCTCGCGCTGGGCTGGCTCTAAGTACTGCAAGGCAACAAAGGCAAACACTTCTTGTTCGCTGTGCACTGTATTGATTATATGAACGCCTTTCTCATTCGTCTCTCTCTGAAAGCCTACGCCGTATGGCATCCAGTGCCAGCCTTTGGTAATTGCGCGATTGCATATGAGTTTGTTTAGATCTGCTGGTCCAGTTCTACAGACAAGATAGTTGTACCAATTCTCTTGTGTTGCTGAAAACAGATCAACGGGAATGCCGCTTGCAACGTGGCGCATGAGCTTGTTCTTTTCGCCGAATACTTCGCTGCCCTTTATGTTGCGCCGGCGCTCCAAGGTTTTAAACTTTTCCATCTCGGCGATCTGCTCATCTGCCTTGTTTTGCGTTAGCATGGAGAACATTTCGAAAGGATGAGGTACTACGCGGATGATTGGAATGTACAGAATCTCGATGTCGCCTACCGTTTCCTTCTCCCGGCGAAGGCTCCCCGCGATCTCGATCCGTTCGCACCATGGGCGCAGCGCTTTTACGATTTCATCTGCGACTGCCATTGCATCAGCCCACGAGTAGCGTTTCTCGCTCATTTCGGCGTCCTTGCAAATGCCTCGTCCATCGCTGTCTTCCACCAGAACGCGATCGGCGCCTTCTTGATGATCGTCTTCAGCGTCTCCTGCATCCATGGGATGCGCTTTGAGCGCGGAGCTTTGCCGAACACCTGCAGGGCCTTGATCTTGGGCGCTGTCCTGCCGCTTGCGAGCGTGACGCTCTGGCCCTGGACCACGCGATAGAGGCCGTGAAAGCCCGTTCCCTTGTAGCGCTGCGGGATGAGGAATGGCGTGTTGGGCGCGTTCTTCGCCATGTCGCGTATGAGCGCCTGTACGCGAGATTGCGGAGAAAGCGATCCGCCTACATCGTCGGGTGTGACGAAATCGCTGCCCGGCTTCAGTCGTGCGCGTGCTTTCATGATCGCGGTGCGCTCGCCGCCGCGGGAGAGAAGCGTTGATACCCGGGATTTGATCGGCTCGCCTTTCCACATGCTGCGCCAGCCGTCGTGCACGATGTGCCCGCCCTTGCCGTAGGTGACGATGGATCCCAGGATCGCGGCCTGCTCGGCGATCGGGCGCGCGGTGGCCTTTTGCACGCGCATGCGGCCGACGTCAAAGCGGCGGTTGCGGATGATGACGCCGTTGCGCGAGAGCGTGTCGATGGCCTGCTCGCGGCCGAAAAATGCGAGGTCGTTCAGGAGCTGCGCCGTAGCCTTGCGAGCCTCACGCG